AAAATCAAACAAAGTAATAGTTTATCTATTATATATTACAAACACTAATAAAACTAAAAAGAATTATGGACATTAAAGAACAAATCTTAGTAGCACTAGGCTTAAACAAAACTGAAGAAGAAGTTGTTTTAGCTTACCAAGCAAAGTCAGAAGACGGAACAATCTTTGTTTCTTCAGCTGATGAATTAGAAGCAGGCGTAGACATATCTGTATTAACGGAAGACGGGACTACAATTTTATTACCTGTAGGAACGTATAAGACTGACACAGGCGTATCTTTCAGAGTTGAAGAAGAAGGTATTGTTGCTGAAGTAATTGAGTCTGAAACTGAAGAAGAAGACACAGAAGAAGAAGTAGAAGCAGGATATGATGATGAAAAAGAAGAAATGACTGAGTCTGTAAACTTTATGTTCCCTGAAACTGATGCTGAAAAAGCAGATTGGGCTAAGTCTTACGAAGAAATGAAAGATAAAGTTGATAATTTAATTGATGCTGTAGCTGATCTTAAAAGAGATAAAGACGGAGGTGATGATGAAGTAGAAGAATTAGCTGAAGAAGTTGAAGAACCTACTACTAATCCTAAGTCTATAAAAACTACAGAAGTAGTTGAGTTCTCAGCAGAAGATGAATTAACTAAGTTAAAAGAAGAAAACGAAAAACTTAAGACTGAGTTAGCGGCACAACCTGCATCAGCTCCTTTAGATACAAACAAGTTCAGTTCAGACAGAAAGCCAATGGCTAGAAATGAATATAACAAACTATCAAGAAGAGAAAAATTCTTACACGATTTAAATAAATAAAATTAATAAATAATAAGTAGAGATAACTCTACATAACTAACTAAAAATAAACAAATTATGGCTTTTACAACGACTAGCAATTTTGCGGGGAAGGCAGCGGGATTTTATATTTCGGCAGCACTCAAGCAAGCAAACTCTTTAGACTACTTAACGTCTATTGAAAACATTAAATTTAAAAGTAACATCCAACGTATGGCAGGTTCAGGAGTAGTTGCTGATGCAACTTGCGACTTTACAGGAGCAGGTACTTTAGCACTAACAGAGAAGGTTCTTGAGCCAAAATTGTTACAAATCAACCTAGATTTATGCAAGTCCACATTGTTGGATTCGTGGGAGGCGTTACAAATGAGAGCAGGAGCAGGAGCACCACCACCGGCAAGCTTTGATGACTATGTAATCTCTTATATGGGAGAAATCATTGCAGAAGCAACAGAAGAAAGTATTTGGGCAGGTACAGCAGTAGCAGGGAAATTTAACGGCTTCTCAGGAGCTGTAACAGGTCTTTTGTTACCGGGAGTTGATGGAACAGTTGTTCAGTCAGCAGCTTCAGCAGCTTACACATCAGCTAACATTATAGCTAACTTACAAACTTTAACTGCTGACATGGCAGCTAACGTTTCAGCTATCTTAAGAAAAGAAGACTTACATATCTACATGAGTCCTAAAACTTATGCTTTATATGTATCAGCAGTATCGACTTTAGGATATGTTAACGCTTACAATATGAATGGGGACTATGCACCTGTATTTGAAGGGTACAAAATCGCTGTTTGCAACGGAATGTTAGATAACTCAGTAATTGCAGCAGAGAAGTCTAACTTATTCTTCGGTACTGACCTTTTAAGTGACGCTACTAGAATTACTTTGATGGACATGGCTGCTCTTGACGGATCGGACAATATGAGATTAGTTGCTCGTTACTCAGCAGGAGTTCAGACAGGAGTTGGAGCTGATATTGTAAGACAATCATAATAAAATAAATAATACGGAAGTGGGTGCTTAGGCACTCACTCCCTTAACCTAAAAAATAAAATAAAATGGCTTGCACAGCACTAACAAAAGGTAGGGGACTTGATTGCAATCGCATATCAGGAGGAGTAAAAAAAATATTCTTTTCTGTATTTGATGAAGATGTATCTTACACTTATGACGCAACACACCCTTTAGAAATTGACGCAATAGATTGGAACGGAACTACTATATTTGAATACGTTATGCCGCTTGGTGTTTCTAGTGTTACAGATACTATTACAGGAAGTAGAGAGAATGGAACTATTTTCTACACACCAACTGTAAATATTATGCTTAATAAACTTACTAAATCAGACCAAAACGAAATTAAGCTTTTAGGAAAAAGTAAAGTAAGAATTTTCGCAGAATTAAATCAACAATTAGCTAACGGACACAATGTATTTATTGCATTAGGAATGTCTAACGGTTTAGAACTTAACGCGGGTACTATGGATAGTGGTGCTGCATTTGGAGACAGAAACGGTTACACGCTTACATTTGACGGCTTAGAGCCAATTCCTTTCGCTTTCTTAGAAGATTACACAACAACACCTTGGGACCAAAGTGGTTTTGTTAATGAAGCAGGAACTTTTCCAACAGTAGGTGCTTAATCTTAATTAGTTTTCTTATATATTCTTGATTAGGGAGAGCTTCGGTTCTCCTTTTTCTTTTTAAAGCAAATAAATACAGACTTTTTCTATTATATAACAGACAAACTAACTATGATACAAGCAATAACAGAAACAGCGTTTATAATATATGTACAAACTGAGGACAATCGTATTAACACGTCTGTAGCTTCTACTCAGATAAGGCACTTAGTTAAATTCACAAACGACCTAGATAAGTCTGTTTATTATGCTTATGGTAATATTGAAATTATAAAAAATCGTTTTACTACTATTAATATAGGCTATAATACAAACCCTGATATTTACAATGGTACTACAAAGCTATTTCCTGCGGGATATTATAAGTATGAAATTTACGAGGTTAGTTGGATAGGAACAGTAACTATTTCTTTAGGTAATGCACCTGCAACGGAAGATGATGTTTTAAGCCCCGCTGCTGACACAAAAGGAGTAGTTCAGGGGTTAGTTACAAAGGGCAAGATGAACTTATCAGAAAAAGACGGAACACAGCAAGTTCAATACACACAAAGAGAAGCACCGACAGAAACGAACTTTATATATTACGGTCAATAGAAATTAAATAAATAAAAAAAAATGGCAATAGAAAACGTACAACAATTATTAACTGAGCAACTAGGAAAAAATAGATGTGATGTAATTACAACAACAGCAATGACAAGTAAAGACTATTATGCAATTCATTTCGTTACAGAAAGTGTAATAGCATCAATAGCAGCTACTAATATTCAAACAGGCACAGGTTCAGCAGCAGCTAGTCTACATACGACTATTCCTGCAGGCACAACTTTATTTCTTCAATGTACAGCTATTACTTTGACTAGTGGTTTAGCTATTTGTTATTACGACCAAATTATATAATGTTAGCACTTAAACAAGCATTAAGTTTAGTAAGCACACGAGCTTTAGGCAGTTCTTGGCAACCTTCTGATGAAACAGGTTTAGAAGCGTGGTACAAAAATCAAACAGGAATAACATTATCAGGTTCTGATGTTGCAATTTGGGCTGATAGTTCATCTAATAGTTTTGATATGGCTCAACTTACTAGAACTGAGCAACCTGCATATAATTCAGGAGATGTAGAGTTTACACCTGCTGATTCTGAGAATTTACAAACTGCAAGTGATATTACTTTAAGTAGTGCTTTTACAATAGGAATAAAATTAAACATAGCAGCAGTAGGTGGAATTATTATTGGTGATAATACAGCAACAGGAGAATTTTTTAAATTATTTTCTACTACTGTTTTAAGAATTAAGATTGACAACGCAACAGCAGATGTACAGTTAGATAGTGGAGTATGGGGTGATGGTTATATGGTTGTAACAAGAAATGCGAGTAATGTAATAAAACTTTTTTGGAATGGAGCTGCACAGACTACAGCAACACCTACACAGTCAGGAACTGCTAATATTGATACTATAGGAGTAAGAAAAACAGACCTTAATCCTTATGACGGAACTATTAGCGAAATACAAATATTTAGAACAGAAAGCACAGCACTTACAGCTAATGTAAATACTTATTTATCAAACTTATAAAATGGAAAATATACTTAGTATAAACTTAGAAACTCAGACTGCACCTATAATACAGGAAGTAAGAGGGCGTGACTACATAGAATACGGAACGGAAGATTGGAAGAACTTATATCCTCAGTTTCTTATTGACTTGTATTATTCAAGTTCTACACACGCTGCAATTATTAATCAAACAGCAGAAATAATAGCAGGCGAAGACTTAGTAGCTAAAGAAGAAGATGCTATAAATTTAGAAACTTATGTTAAACTTAAAAAGTTTTTAAGACACGCAAATTCAAAAGAAAGTTTACATCAAGTAATTAAGAAAGTTGCTTTTGATTTTAAACTTCAAGGTGCTTACGCTTTACACTTAGTTTGGAATAGAGAAAGAACGGAAATAGTTGAGCTTTATCACGTGCCTGTTGAGAGAGTAAGGGCAGGAAGACCTAACGAGCTAGGTAAGATTGATACTTACTTTATAAGTGCTGATTGGGCGAACACTAGAATGAATAAACCTTACCCTGTAGCAGCTTTTAATGTAAACGATAGAACTTCAGGAAGTCAATTACTATATACAGGTGCTTACAGTCCTAATATGGACGTGTACCATACGCCTGATTACATAGCAGGTTGTAATTGGGCTTTAGTAGATCAAAGAGTTGCAGAATTCCACCTCAACAACATAGAAAATGGATTTAGTGGGAGCTACTTCATATCCTTTGCGAATGGCGTACCGACAGAAGAAGAAAGACGACAAATAGAACAAAGTCTTACTGATAAATTCGTGGGTGCTGCAAATAGTGGGAAATTTATTTTAACGTTCTCAGATGATAAGACTAGAACACCTGAGATAACACCTATTAGCGTTTCTGATGCTGATAAACAGTATCTAGCATTACAAGAGCTTTTAGTTTCTAATATTTGTGCAGCACACAGAATTACATCTAAGACTTTGATGGGTATTGATACGGCTAACGGTTTTTCTAGTAATGCAGATGAACTTATTAATGCAGCAAATTTTTATCAAAATACTGTTGTTCGTGGTTTCCAACTGAACATCTTAAACACTTTACAAACTATATTCTCAGTTAATAATATAGATTTGCCTGTTGAGTTTGTACAATTAAAACCTATAACAGTACAGTTTGATTCTAAGACTATAAGGGAAGTTATGACGATTGACGAAATAAGGTCTGACTTAGGGCTTGAACCTTTAGAACAAGATGAAGATACAGTTGAGCAAGACGTAAAACTTTCTAAGGCAGGAATGATAGACGGACAACCTGTTTTTACTACAATAGAAGAAGCTGAAGCACACGCAAAGGTTGTAGGTTGTGAAGGGTATCATGAACACGATTTAGAAGGACAGAAAGTCTATATGGCTTGTGAAGGACATTCTGAAGCAACAGAACTAGAATCTTTTATTGAAGAATTTGGAGAAGATATTTCTGAAGATTGGGAATTAATAGAAGAAGAAATAGTTGATGGAGAACACCAAGACTTTGACTTTGAAAATGAGCTTAACAATATAGCTAATGACAAAACAGAATTAGCATCAACAGGAACAGCTAGACCTAATGCAAGAAGTAAGCAAGACGGAACAAACAAATCAGATAATGAGTTTTACAAAGTTAGATATGTTTACACTAAAGATAATTTCCTAAGTCAGGAAGGAAGTACTAGGGATTTTTGTAATATTATGATGTCAGCTAAAAAAGTTTACAGAAAAGA